ATTTTAAATAATGAATTGTCAAAGAATTGTATTAATCTTATAAACCCACCATAATCAAATGGTTCATTAAATGTTTGTCCAAACCAGTATTCACGTTCATATGATAATGAAGGATATGTATTTAATTGTAAATCTCTTGGGTCTCCAATATAATCATCTAATATCCAATTAGGATTAATAGCAACAATTGAAGCTGATACGGCGGCATCAATTTGTGTTTCTGGTGAAAACGAAACATCAATAAAATGTAAATCTTGGCTTTTAACAGCTCTAGATGATGTAGGTGATGTTTCTAATCGTTTGATTGGAGATAATACACTACCTGTAATGATATTTGAACCAATATTAATTTTATCTGTAGTATATCCTTTTAATTCTTGAGAATCAGTCATTCCACCATATTCCTTAATAGGAAGAATAGAACCTGTAATGCCAAATAATGTAATTAATCCTTCTAAACCACCATGTGCTCCTTTAGCTTTAAATAAATAAGGAAGATTATGGTATAAACGTTTGTAAGAATCTAATGTTAAATCTTTTCTTGGAACGTTGTTTAAGAAACTACTTGATGGTGAATAATCACCATTAAAGTCAACACTACCACTATATCCACCCACTTGGTAATCCAACACAGTTTGATCACCTTGCGAGTTATATAATTTCATTCCAAATGATTGTAACCAATCATATACTAAATCTTGAGAAATACCTCTATTAAGATTATTGTTATTATCCCAAAGGTCTGTTAATTTATCAATATAGATCCAAACATTATCAAAATATTGACCTATCATATTGACAAATGTCAAATATGGGAGATAATTAGAAGGATCGTCTGTAATATAAGACGGAATTGATCCTAATAAAATATCTTTATTATTAATATCATAAGCAACTGCTACTTCAGAAGCACTAAAAAACCAATTCTGTGCTGTTGATGATGCTGATGGGTATAATGTGTATGGTTGTGTAGAATTAGTTTTAGGATAAGGAGCAATATTGTATTCAAAGAATGATCCTGTTTCTAAAGTATATTCTACAATAGAAGATGTTAATGAACTTGAAGTATAATATAAGTAATACTCAAACCCATCAAACTTAGAAATTATTTCATTTATACTTGAACTAGCTCTAGTTACGGAAGAAACTAATGATGGATTACTAGCTGTTAAAGGAGAATTATTGTTAATTTCTGCTTGATAAGAGGTAATTTCACCTATTTTATACATGAAATTATACACCCTATTTTCAGCAGAACTGTAATGTATAAAGTCGTTTAAAACACTAAAATCTATATTAATATTAGTATTCTGGTTGTTAATTACATTTAAAACAACTTGATAATAAGATCCTGTAAGTGAAGAAACAAGTTGATTGTAATTATTATAAGGTGTAGGAACTACATTTTTTAATTCTAAATCAATATCAAAGTTAGGTCCTTTTAATCTAGGTTGAGGTGGAGGAGTAATTAATTTGTCTAAATTAAGATCAAATATATAAGGATTAACTATTTCCTCTACAACCCAAAATGTATCTTTTAAAGCAATATTGTTAGGAAGTGGATTAGCTAATTTAAATAATATACTAGCATTTCCATCACTATCAACATCACTTACTGCATTAACGGCTATTGATTGGTTATTACTTCCAAAGTTTAATATTACATAGTAATAGTAAGGAACAGTAGCTTGTCTTTGAGTAAAACTTGAAACTATTGAAAGTAATTGATCATTCGTTAAGATGGTCGAATTTACTCTTACTTCAGTTCTATCGGTAGAAATCTGCTGGATAAATAGCTGGTTACTAAAAGGTTCACCTGATATTTTTCTAAAGAAATTATATCTAGTGGTTACTTCACCTGATTCATATCCTAAATTTCTAATATCTTGAATAGGGTCTATTTCAAGAACAGGAAGTAAACTTTGAGAATACCCAACATTAGAAGGTAACTTATATGATTGATAATTATAGTTTGTATTTAATACACTACCTCCAAGATCAAAAACATAAAACTCAATATAATCGTTAGAAGCACCAAACGTTTCTTGTTGTACACTAGGAAGTAATAATCTTTCATCCTGTAGTGGATAACGATTAATTATGTCTGTATTAAGAACTTCGCCTACTATAGTAATATTAGATGCCATTATTTGCTAGTTGTTGTGTTAAATTTGCATTTTGGGTTTCTGCGTCTAATAATTGTTGTCTTAAATCAGTTATTTCTTGTAGTAAAGCTTGAACATCAACATCCTCAGCAAAAGTAACACCTAAATATTCTGCTTCTCTGTTTAATATATAAGTGTGTGAATTGATTTCTCCTTCTCTAGGTATCTCAAAAAATAACTCATCATATAAAGCAAAAAATTCATCTATTGTTATTTCAGGAACCGTTGGTTCTGTAACACCTAATTCTCTAAATTGTGTGTCTATAACTTTAGAGAATCTATTCTTGTCGTATATTGCACGTCTAACAGGAATATTTTCTGCCATTATTTATTTATTTTAAATGTATATTGATTATCAAATACCATTGTAGATCCATTAGAAAAAGTAGATTTAATTAATATCTTATAAAGTCTTTCAGGTTGAAGACCATTCATATATAAATTAAAATAGTTTCCGTTTGGATCACAACTTACTTTAGTGTAGTTAACATCATAGTCTATAACATAATCTCCTGTATCTACGTCTTGAAGAGCATAATAAGAGGCAGATGGTAAAGCACTATTTAAAGTATAAACAGATACTGTTGTAAATTGTCTTGCAGGGTATATAGGTCTAGCGTTTACTCTAAACTGATATTTGGTATCTCTATCATATTGGCCTATATTATTCCCTACAGTAACTGTGGTATTATTATTAGATAATACAGCTAAAGAACCAGTATTGTATACACTATCATTCCACCTAATTTCAAGTTGTGGAGGATAAATAGTATGGGTATCTTTAGAAAAGAATTTTAATGAATAAGATGATGAAGGATTAAATTCATATCCTGATTCCATTCTAACTAGGAAACCATCATTTTTAACATTTAGATTATTAAAATTACCTACAATATCAGTAACTTCAATATCTGTATCTTTTGTACTATTAATAGCAAAAGATTGAGAATCTTCAAACAATGTGTACCATGTTGCTCCTCCAGGGCTATCGTTTTGAAACGATGCCGTAGTATCAGCAGCAAAACTAGAAGTACGCCAATTATTAGTACTATTTCTTTGTTTCCATGTACAATCTGTTGTTACCGATGGATCATATAAAAATCTACCTGTACCTACTTCCCAAGATTGAGAAACAGGATTAACAAATAATGTGTAATTATCTGGCAATTCAGTACCATCAGCAACGAATAATTTTAAAAATGCTTTGTAGTTCCCGGGACCACCAGCTTTAACAATAGTTTCTTGAATTTCTGAAAGAGGGAATTGAACTAGAATTCGTGATACCTGCGCATCGTTATTAGAAGATGATGGTTCATTTTGAATTTCTAATATTTGATCAAGCCCCGTATTCATTAGGGGATATGCGGAGTAAATAGTAGTGTCCTTTTCAGGATATATTTTATAGATGGCCATCTATTAATTTATTTACAATAAATATAGAATTATTAGAAAGTTACAACTCTACCTTGGATATCCAAGTCAGGGAATCTAACCTCAAATATAGATGGATCTAACGAAGGATACAAAATATCATTTCTAATAGCACCCTGTACGTCATAACTGTATGGAGAATAATTACCTCCTGAAAGATTTGTAAAGCTAAACTTTACAACTGACTGTACACCTTTAATTTGTAATAAAAGACCAGCAACATCTGATATAATAACTGGCTGGTTAATTTGCCATTTATCTATATCAAAGTAGTCTTGTAGTGCTAAAATACAATCAGATAATATTTGTTGGTTACTTAACCCTGGAATAACTGTTATATCAAAGTTAATACCTATATTAATGTAAAAGGCATCTTTGATAGTAATAGCATCTGTAACCATTCTAAATGGTTGTAAGTATTCCTTTAAATTAGTTTTAAGATCAAGTGTAGCGTTTTCTAATTGTTTATTATCATTATAAGCTAAAATATACATTGATAAAGCAAGCGGGTTATTATCAATTAATGGGTCATTACCTGCTTGAACCGATAAAGCGGATGCTTGTTCTACGTATACTTTAGCAATAGTACCAAATTGGGATGGCATACTTAAAGCACGAGTCATATAATCGTCTTTAGTTACTGATCTCAATTGGGCTGAAAATGCATTTAATGTATTCAAACGAATTTCTTCTACTGTATCTCCTCCTCTACCACCACTTGAAGGTATTGGATTAGTACAAACTAATGTAGTTAAAGAAGTATTTGTATTAGCAGGGTTTGTAGCTGTTATACCTGCTGTTGATAATATTTGTATAATATCTCCTGCTGGTAAATTAGACTCAACACCTCCTCCTACTGTGTATTGAACATATAAACTAATATTAGCAGGTACAGTACCATACTGTTTAGTATAGAACACAGCAGCCTGATTGTAATTATTTACTAGGTCAGATGTATCTGCTGGTGGTATTAATCCAAGTTGAATTGTATTTGGGTTTGGAATAATAACATCATCAGGATCATTTACATACATTCCTGAACCAAACTGTAATTCTACAATATCGTCTGTTTTAATTCTTGTAACATAACGATTTGGTGTTTGTAATAAACTTAATAAATAAGGAACTTTATCAATATTAGCTCCCGTATTAACAGTTTTATTAATGATATTAGATTGAGCTAAATAAGGTACTTCATACCATACACTACTATCACTTCCTGTTACTTGTAATACCTGTAAAAAGTTAGGTTCATTTAATTCAACTGAAGTGAACTTAACAGGTGCTCCAAAAGTAAAATTTGTACTTTTAATTTCAGCAGAAATTGCTCTTGTAGATTTTTTAAATAGATAATTACTTGCATTAAACAAACTAATTTCTACAGATCCAGTATCATTAAAATCTACTCTATCAACTGTTAAAAATTTAATACCTGTAGATACAGAAGCAAGTTGTGTATTTTCTGGGATTGTTAATGCATAGCTTAAATCAGGTTGACCTGCTACAATAGGTACTCTTTGGTAAAAGTCAATTGTAGTAACAGCAGCATAAGATGTTTTAGGGCGGTATCCTAATGAATAGGCCATGTTTAACAAATTCTGTTTTTCAACAGCCGTTAAAACAAAGTTTTCTTGAATTTGGGTATCAGTATAAAACGATAATACATCACCAACATAAGCAGCCATTTCAATAAACATCGTACCAGGGGATGCTTCTGAAAAGTCTGTATAAGTGTTTGGGAAATAATTTTTTGCAAACTCAATAAGGGAAGCCTTAAATTGAGTAAAATTCTTATTTAAATATGATATGTTTTTATTATTGTTTGCCATTACTCAAAATTAACTGTTACTGTGTCTGTTTGTCCTGAAATTAGAATTTGATATATTATTTTAATAACTAAAGAATTACTAACATTATTTGGTTCTTGTGTAAATTCTATATTATTAATTGATATTTCAGGAATATACACTTGAACACTGTCTCTAATACTATCTTCAATATCGCTAAAAGAGGCTTCAGTCATTGGGTTAAATAACTGAGATCTTAAAGTTGTTCCAAAATTAGGATTGTCAATCCTTTCACCTTGGGAGGTTAATATTAGATTAATTAAATTATATTTCAATTGGTCTTTAGTTGAAAAAGTACTATAAAATACACCAGGAGCGTTAAACGGAAGTCTAACGCCTATTGCTGTGTTTCGCTGTAGATCTCTAGGATCAACTCTAGTACTTCTTACGTAAGCCATTATTGAACATTTCTAAAATTACTAACTTCACCTGGATTTTGTCTCATTTCTGCAGCAACTTGAGCCAGCATGTTTTGGTAAACATTTTGTTTTTGAGCTGGTGTAGTTGGTTTGGCTTGTGGCGCTCCTTGCATTCCCATTTGATCCATCAAACTTTGACGGAAAGCAGCAGGGTTAACATTTTTAGTAGTTAAATTAACTGTAGGCCATTCCTCAGTAGCAGCTAATGATTCCTGGATTTTTTGTTTGCCGATATTGGCTAGTTCTTCTTTCAAAACTTCCCTAACGGCTTCTTTAATTAGATTTTTTAAGTCTTGTGTTTTCATATCAATAAATATTAAGCTTCGAGATTTCGTTCGTCGATTTGGAGTTTTAAATCTTCAATTAAAACATCAGAATTTAATGTAAATGATGGTTGTGTACGTAATACGATAAATCCACTTCTATCTAAAGCAACAGCATATCTACGTTTATTTCCATCTACTACAAATTTAGGATCATTTTCTTCATATATTGCAAAAGTAAATCCTTTATATGAAACATTAGGTACTGCACCTAATTGACCACCACCTTCTAACTGTGCTACTAATGCATTAATTTCATTTGGTGATAAGTCATTGTCAATTGCTTTATCAATAATATCGCTAATTGGTAATAATCTTGATTTTTGGTATTGTACTTCAATTACTAATCCATTTAATGCTTCTCTAGTAATTCCTAACATTACTGTTATAGAATCTAATGTCATTATAGCATCTGTTATTTTTTTAACAGTACCCGGAGTTGCTGGGGTAGGGATTAATAATAGTATTCTAACAACTATAGAAATAATTCTTAATATTCTTTCTAAAGTTCTAATTGTATTTCTAATTTTAGTAATTTGACGTTCAGCTTTATTTAATTCAACTAAAGCAGCATTTCGTACTACCCTTGCTCTTAATACATCCTGTTTAGTTTGAATATTTAAAATTTGTTCGTTTACTCTATCAACTAAATCAGTTAATTGCTGTACTATTTTAGCTAATCGCTGAACTTCTCTATTCAATAATTTAGATATGATAAATAGAGCTGCGGCTTTAGCTAATGATCTAATTGCTGAACTATTTTTCTTTGCAATTGCTCTAGCATCATTTATTTTAATTTTTTTAACATCTTGTTTAACAATAGTATCACTTTTCCTTTCAGATGCTTCTACTGTTTGTTTTAATTCTCTTTTCCTAAATATATTTCCTACTCTTCTTGTAAGATCATCTACTTTAGTTTGAACAGCTTCTAAAAATTTAGTAAGTTGTTGAACTTCTTTTTC